AAAAAAAGCTGCTGAAGAAGCAGAAGCTAATCGAAATAAACCACCTGAATCTAATAAGCTTCCAAACCCAACGGGATGGAGAATATTAGTTTTACCCTTTCAACCTAAAAACAAAACAAAAGGCGGGATTCATCTCGCTGAAGCTGCTTTGGAACGCCAACAGTTAGGGACTGTTTGCGGTTTAGTGTTGCAATTAGGACCGGATTGTTATGCGGATAAAGAACGTTATCACCGTGGTCCGTGGTGCAAGAAAGGTGATTGGGTGATCTTTGCGCGTTATGCGGGATCACGGTTCAAGATCGAAGGGGGAGAAGTACGTATGCTAAATGACGATGAGATTTTAGCAACCATCAAGGATCCAGAGGATCTCTTGCATGAATATTAACCATAGGAGGAACTATGCCTGAAGATAAAAAAACGGTAGACATTGACACAACGGGTCCGGGTGCCGAGGTCGAATTACCAGAAGAAAAAGACAAAGCAGTTGTAACAGAAATTGCTCCGGAACCAGAAAAGGAAAAGGATGAAAAACCTACTGAAGAGCCTGTTAAGTCCGATGACGCACCTGCGGAATCTGATGAGCAGCCGGATGTTCGAGATAGCAAGGACGATAAAGACGAAGTACCAAAGAAACAAGACGAAAAACTAGAAGAGTATAGTGAAGGGGTCCAGAAACGGATTTCTAAACTTACAAGAAAATGGAGAGAAGCAGAACGTCAAAAAGATGCTGCGGTTCATTACGCACAAAGCGTAGAAGAGAAACGAAAAGCATGGGAAGCTAAATACTCAAAATTAGATTCCACGTATCTGAAAGATTCAGAAGCAAGGATCAAGAGCCAATTGGATGCCGTTAAAGGAAAATTAGCAGCAGCCATTGAAGGTGGCGATACGGCAAAACAAGTTGAAGCACAAACGGAGTTAAGTGCGTTAACGAGTGATGCTAGGAACATTGATTCTGAAAAGACACGAAGGGAATCCTACGCAAAAGAAGAACCCCAAACTCCAGCCTATCAACCCGGAACGCCGGCACAAACGCCGACCCTTCCACAAGTGGATGAAAAAGCTGAAGACTGGGCAAACAAAAACTCATGGTTCGGTAAAGATCGAGCTATGACATTTACTGCGTTCGAGATTCATAAAGATTTAGTTGAGAAAGAGGGTTTCGATCCTAAATCCAATGAATACTATGTAGAAATCGACAAAAGAATTAAGGTTGACTTTCCGCATAAATTTGGTAGAAGTGAAACTACTACGACCAAACCCGCTCAGACGGTTGCTTCCGTAAGACGAAGTGTGAAAACTGGTCGCAAACAAGTGAAACTCACGTCTTCACAAGTGCACATTGCACGAAAATTAGGCGTGCCACTCGAAGAGTATGCAAAACAATTAATCGTGAAGGAGGCTTAAGCATATGGAAAAACAAACCAATAAAACCCCTCGCGCGAGTCAGACAAGGTCTAAAACTGAAAGACCAAAAGTATGGACTCCATCATCATCGTTAGATGCACCTGAAGCCCCAAAAGGCTTTAAGCATAGATGGCTAAGAGCTGAGTCAATGGGCTTGGATGATACAAAAAACATTCAAGGTCGACTTAGAGAAGGATATGAATTAGTGAGAGCTGATGAATATCCAGACGGTCAGTTTCCTTCCTATAAAGAAGGAAAATATGCAGGTATCATCGGCCATGGTGGCCTAGTGTTGTCTAGGGTGCCCGAAGAGATCGTAGATTCTCGCAATGAGTATTTTGCTCAACAAACAAAAGAGAAAAACGAGGCTTTAGAATATGATCTTAAAAGGGAACAGCATAAGAGTATGCCTATCCAACAGGACAGGCAATCTCGCGTAACCTTCGGTGGTACAAAAAAAGAATAATTCTTTTAGGGGCAACCCCACCATCGATTTTATTTAACCCCATAGGTAAAACTATGGACAAGGAGAACACAACATGGCAAACCAAGACGCTCCATTCGGCTTTCGGGCTGTAGGTGGTATGGGATCAAGCTATGAAACACAAGGTACATCCAAGTATCAAATCTCTGACAATTATGGCGGTGCGATTTATCAAGGCGACATGTGTCAAACTGGAGATGGACAAGCAGGTGGTGGTGGATCCACTTCTGTTACTGGATATATTGATGCTTCCGCTGTTGGACAATTAAACAACATCGGAGCTTTCAATGGCTGTTTCTACAACGACCCAACTGCTCAGAAACCAACATGGAAAAACTACTACCCTGGGTCAATTAACATTACCCAAGGTACTATAGACGCGTTTGTTTATGACAATCCTCAACAACTTTATGAAGTCCAAGGTTCAACTGGTGCTGTTATAGCACAAGCTGACATGGGCAATTTAGTTGAATTGGGGACTTACGTTGCGGGTTCTACGGTAAACGGACATTCTAAAGAGGAAATCAGTAACGCTACACTGACTACTACAGCGATGTTTAGATTACTTCGTATATCGGAAGATCCATCAAACAGCGACATAAGTGTGGCCCACGCTAACTGGATAGTAAGATTGAATGAATCAATCTACTATAACAGAGGCACTAAGATAACAACATAATAGGAGCATATAGAAAATGGCAATATCAAGAGCACAGCTAGTCAAAGAACTAGAGCCAGGTCTGAATGCACTATTTGGGCTTGAATATAAACAATACGCCGACCAAACGAAGGAGATTTTTGTAACAGAATCTTCTGACAGGGCTTTTGAAGAAGAAGTAATGCTGTCCGGATTTGGCGATGCTGCTGTAAAACCTGAAGGTCAAGGCGTAAGCTACGACGAAGCTCAGGAAACTTACACGGCACGTTATACGATGGAAACAATAGCATTAGCTTTCGCAATCACGGAAGAAGCTATCGAAGATAACCTCTACGATAGATTAGCTTCTAGATACACAAAAGCTTTGGCACGTTCTATGGCAACTACTAAGAATACGAAAGGTGCTAAAGTTCTTAATAACGGATTTTACTCTGCTACCAACCCGACTTTTGGTGACGGTAAAGTTCTTATTACGACTAATCACCCAACGCTTTCTGGTGACCAAAGAAACGTGATTTCAACTGCCGCAGATCTTAACGAAACATCACTTGAAACAGCAATTATTGATATTGCTAATTTCAAAGATGAACGTGGTCTGAAAATTGCTGCGACTGCAAGGAAAATGATTATCCCTGTAAACGTACAATTTGCTGCTGAGAGATTGATGAAATCTCAAGGTAGAATCGGTACTGCTGATAATGACATCAACCCCGTTAAATCATTAGGAGTTGTTCCTGAAGGATATCATGTGAACAATTACTTAACTGATACTGACGCGTGGTTCCTTATCACAGACGTGCCTAACGGACTTAAACACTTCGATAGAGCACCGTTGAAAACTTCAATGGAAGGTGATTTCGATACTGGCAACGTAAGATATAAAGCTAGAACAAGATACGTCTTTGGCGCATCTGACTGGCGTGGTATCTACGGATCCGCTGGTGCGTAATCAATAAACAATTTAAATGAGGCGGCCTCAAAACCGCCTCATTTGCTTTTTAAGGTGAGAAATATGAAGAACTTCCGAATACAGATCCGCTATCACGGCTATTATGCTGATTTTACAGTTAAGTCTGAAGATACAGCTATAGGCATTGAAAAATCTATCCTTGACAAACTAGGAAAAAATGAGGTAAAGTTCGAGTCTGATGGATTTACTACTAAACGTGGTAAATGGATAACCTATGAGGAGGTTATAAATGACCCAAGACCTATACATTACGAAGAAGTCCTTGGAGTTAGAATGGCAACAAGAGCACCTGAAGTCAGGGAAGCATAATATCAGGATGATTGAGATTAATAGAAAAATCCAAGATATTATTAAAGAAATCATTGCCAAAGAGTTTGAAGAACAAACGCTTCAAACTAAAATAAACGAGGCCAAGGCCGAAGTTTCGATAGCCACTTAAGCGCTATCAAAAATCATACAAAACCTACAGGATCACTTGCGCCAAATTTAAATTTGGGGTATAGATGAATTACTATACAATTATTAATTAGATCTAGACGCGTATAGTCGACGGCCTAGAGACTAGATCTTATAAATTAGGAGGATTATAATCATGGCAATAACTACCTTTTCGGGACCGATAAAAGCGGGAACGATTAAAAATACGTCTGGTACAACACTTGGAACAGATGTAAAAAATACTGGTCAAGTGGTAATGGCACAGACGTTTTCAACGGGGGATACACTTGATAGTGGAGCTTCTGCTGCAAACGAAACTACTGTT